CGTTCCAAATAATTCAGAGTAGCTGTCAATAATTCGCTTCCTAAATTCCAAAAAAAAACACTTGAACTAATCGCTATGTCTACAGGTGTAAACTTCATTAACTCGTGCATTTCGTCCATAGGTTTGTAATCTATTATTTCGTACTTATCCTTAAACTTCATTTTAATAGGTCGGTACATAACAGCCATTGCTTTGTGATAGTCTTCCCACTTCAGTAAACTGTTTTCAAGGTCTACGTATTCGCCAAAACTTATGTCTTCCAGATTAGTAATAAATCCAAATTCTTGTGTTCCTATTTTAAAGGTTGGTTGAAACTTTGGCTTTTGCTCAAACAAGTTTTTAAAGTGTAAAATTAATTCGTTTAAACTTGTCAACTTCATTTTTACAATATCCTTTAATTCTATACCGCAGAATATTTGAACCATTTTTTGCGCTATAAATTCTTCGTCGTTGCTTCCCTGTTGAACCTTTAAAAATTCTTGGTAGCTTTTTAATGGAATTTCATTTAAAGTAGTTGGTACGTTTATTTCTAACTTCATATCTTAATAATTAATTATTCGTGTTTTTGTTGTGTTCGTTTTTTTGTATGTAATCGTATGTTTGTTTTAACATATTAATATCTCGGATGTCACGTAAATAAATACGAACCTTTACACCTTTTTTTTGGTATATGTAAATTTGTACGCATTGCATCATTACTTCTAAATCATTCATCGTATAAAATATAAACCTTTTGTTGGATTGTCTAATTGATATGCTACTGCGTAACGCAAAGCATCTATTGCGTGGTTGTGTTTGTCAATCGGTGTTTTTGACTTCTTTTCAAGCCAAGAATAGTTGTTTAGTTCTTTTATTAAATCTATGCTATCTTCTGTAATTACAAGGTCGTAATCCTGTAGTAAACTTATTCCGTAAATAACAGAGTCTGCTCCTTTAATTGTCGGCACAACATTATTACCAAGTGCATTCAATTCGCTTATTAATCGTGGTTCTGAATTGTCACCTACTATTAAATCTTTACTTGCAAAGTCTGAATTTAACCTTGCTATTTGGCTTGTGGTTAACGCCTGTTTGTAGTACAGTAACTTAACGTAAATGATTTTGTTTGTTTTGTCTATATTAGTTTTGACTAACGTTGTAGGGTCTGCACTAAATCCGTAGTCTTGTCCGTATACACTTACACCAACTTCTTTAAAGTCTCCTATCTTCCAATTGGTAAATATAACTCCTTCAGCTTTGTCTAACCAACCACCAAGTATTGTGTGTTTGTATTTTTCAGGTCTTCGTTCTTTTATGTATTCAACCTGTTTTAAAAAAGACTCGGATAGGTTTTCGATGTTATCCAAGTACGTTGTATGTATGTACGTGGTATCGTTTTTTATTAGTGTTGTACCTTGTTCTATTCCTTTGCTTTCAAAGAACTTGTCGTATATGAAATGTTCTTTTGTTGTAGGGTTAAGAATAAGAATAACTCTGTTTTGTTTTGTCTTGTGCCTTATGGATAAATCTATTTTGTCAAACGTATCTTCGTCTGTAAGTTCTTCGGCTTCGTCAAGTACCCAAGTAGTAACTCCTTGTAAAGATTTTAAGTTTGCCGTTTGTGTTCCAGAACTTGTCTTTATTCCTTTAAATATTATTTTGCTACCGGTTTGTAAGTTTATTATTTCGTCTTTTGTTACGACAAATTGGTCTTGCATTTGCATCAACTCAATCTTTTCTATAAATTCCGGTATTATTGAAATGGATGCCGAAACTAAAGTGTAACGTGTAAACAAAACAACGTGTCCGCTTTCCTTTGTAAGTAAAAGTAAGAACGTTGTAACGCTGTAAGACTTGGACGAACCACGACCACCGGTTACAATAAAGTAACGTGAAGGACTTCCTAAATAATTAAACTTCTGGTTTATAACTATCAATTCGGAATAGGTCTTTTACATCAAAGTCTGAAACACTTAAATTAGTATCTGTAGTTTGTTTAGGTTGTCCAAATGCGCTATCCATAACCGCTTTGTAAGCATTAACATCGCCTTTACTTGCTTTGGTTAACATCGCTAAAGTAATTACTTCTTCTTGGCTTAATTCTTCAACTTCGCCTGTGAGTCCGTTTTTTTGTTTGGTTATTAAGTCAAGATATTGCCTTGCAACTGTAGCTCGGTTCTTACTTCCTTTTGGTCTTCCGTTTGGATTTCTTACTTCGCCTTTTGTTGCAGGTTTTAAATTTTCATCGTTAGCCATTTCTTCTTATTTTTCTCTTATTACTTTGTTAATTTCATTCTGCGTTTTTCTTCTTAAATTTCTTAAAGGTTGTGTAATTTCTAAATGTTTAATATTGGTCACTATCCATTCTTTGTTTGCTCCTTTTTTATTTAAGTATTCTATTGCTTCAGTCAACCGCATTTTCTTCAGTTGTTACTTCTTCTGTTTGTTCTGGACTGTACTCGTTGTAAATTACTCGCAGCTTACTTACTAAATCTCTTAAACAACTTGAACAAGTGCTAAAGGTTAATTTTTGGTTTAGTACTCTGTTGTTAATTGCAATTAGACTTGTTTGTTCATCGCTTGTTAGTGTGTTCGTGTTTTGCTTAAAATAAGTGTCTAACGTGTTAAACTCGTCTTCTGTTAAACACAGCGGTTTTGCATACGGAAATAGTTTATTCAACTTTTCTTTTCTTTCGTCACATCCGCAGTCTTCACCTGCAATAAATTTAACTAACTTGTCTATTCCTGTTGCTTCTGTAATCTTTGCGATTGTATCGCCTAATCCTTTACTTTTCATTTTTTCTTTTTTATTAGTTCGTAATCTTGGTTTATAAAATCTTGGTAGTCTTCACCTACGTTATTTTTAATTCGTTTTTTACAAGTTTTAACCGTGTTAAATATGCTTGTCACACTTATGTTTGTTTCACTACTTATTTGTCTTAAACTTTTATTCGTGTTTTTGTACAGTTCAAATAATTGTTTGTCGTACCAGTGCCAACTATCACATTCTAAATCCACGTTATTTAACAGGTCGTTGTAAGCTTCGTTTTCTTCTGTGTTGTTTTCTTCTGCTAAATTATAAACGTCGTCTAAAGGTATAAATTTAATTTTGTTGTTTTTGTTCACGTGCTGAAGGAAAGTATTTTTTAAAGCCAACCACATATAACCTTTACTTATGTTTCCGTCTTTAAATAGTTTTTCTTCGCTGCTCCACTTCATTAACATAATATAAGTTTCCTGGACTATGTCTTCAGCAAAGAAGTATTCGCCAAATTGATTAACCATTTTAACCCATTCGTTGTGATGCTTTGCAACTTTAGTTAACCATTCCAATATTTCATTGTTTAGATATTAAGCAAATGTATGATTAATTTTTCAACAATAAACAAACGAAGTTATTAACAATTAGTTGTGTACAACAAAAAAAGCGCAAACAATTAAGTCTGCGCCTACGTTTTTAATCTGAAAATTTTATTTATTTACGAAGTAATCTATTTTTTTAAGCGTTGAAAGTGAAACGTCTTTGCCTTCTAAAAAATTAGTAAGCTGGAAAAAATGAAATTTATTTCCTTTGTCCTGTATTTCTTTTGCAATTTGGTTTCGTTTTTTATACGCTAAAATCTTTTTTACTTCCCTTCGTAACTGCTCGTCTTGTATGTACATATCAAAACGGTAAATCGTCGTTTACATCCAGCGTTTTGTATTGTGGCTCATTATTTTGAATTTGTGGCTCACCTTTTACAAATGGTTCACTAAATGAAGCCGACATAAATTTAACTCCCTTTGCTGAAGTCTTCAACCATAAAGCTACTTCCATATCCTTGCCGTTTACGTTTACTTTGCCTTTATAGTCCGGATGATTTTCAGCTTTTTTGTTGTCGTTCTTAAAAATTGCACCTGTGTTGTTTCTTGTTTCCATTTTTATTTATTTAAATTGTTTGTATTCGTGTTTTAGTCGCTCCAAGTAAAGAACAAAGTCCATCGCTTCTTCTTGTGCGTGTGTTAGCCATTCTAACGTTGTTAAATCCGTTCGTTCTAACGTTGTCTTGTATTTCTTTATTCCCGCTTCTGAACGTTCCTTGAATTTAGCCATTACGCTTAAAACGTTTTTGTCTTGTATTTGTATGTTCATATCAGCCAATTAAATAAATTGTAAATACCAACGGCAGCAAAACCATAAATTGCTATCCAAATAATAATTGCTATTGTTTTTTCTTTCATATTGTTTCTATTAAATTGTTAAAATAAATTCTTGCTTCTTCAACCTTTGTTTGTATTTCCCAAATTACTGTTTCGTCTCGTTCAACTTTAAAGACTTTTACTTTTGTTTGTTCTGGAAGGTGGTCGAAGTTATGTTTCTTTTCTACGTAATCCCTAATTTCTGCGTCTTCATCAATTTTAAAATGTTTCCAATGTTCCCTACGTATTTCGTCTTCAACTATTTCTAAAGGTGTGTTGACTAAACAATAACAAAGTAGTGCTTCAGTCTTGCCTGTTAGCCACATATAACCCTGTAATTGATAGTAATAATCTTTTGTAGGTATTTCGTCTTCAAAGAACGGAAACGTGTGTGCTTCGTAACTGCATTTTATGTCTAATAAAATTTCATTCGTGTTTACGTCAGGTGTTCCTGTTATCCATTCGTTGTTAAAATGTTCTTCGTTCTTAAATATAAATCCTAAACCTAAAACATCGTTTACCAAACTAATTGCTTCGTCTTCACATTGCAAACCTTTGTCGGTGTAACGTGAACTAAACTCTTTTTTAATTCCGTACTTATGTTCTAAAACAAGTTCTTGTATGTAACTCTTTGCTGTTTTGCTTAATGTCTCGGTCTTGGTGCGTGGAGCGGTCATTAACCGCCCCAATGCTGAACAACG